GACCCGTACCTGAACAAGCTGGCCCAGGCCAACGAGCAGGGCGTGCGCTACGCGGGCGACCTGGCGCTGGTGGACCAGCTGCTCAAGCAAGCTGGCCAGCAGCCCGGCGTCGACAAGGACTGGTTGCAGAGCGCGACCAACACCTTCCAGATGCAGCGCAGCATCTCCAACACCCAGACCGCTGCGAACGCCCAAAAAACTATTCTGGGCATGCCGATCACGCCGGCCAATGGCCTGCCTCCCGGCCCCGCAGGTCGCCCAGACCGCAGCGATTCGAACGCCGCCAAGCAGCGCGCCGAGATCGCCAAGGACGAGCTGCGCCAGTACCAGGAGCAGCTGAAGATCCGCACGCGCCTGGACCTCTTCACTAGCGAGGGTCAGTACCAGCGCGAGCGTGATCTGCAGATCGCCGCCGAGACGGCAGAATACGACTCCAGCCGCGAGAAGATCCTCTACGACATCCAGCGCGCCGAGAAGTCTGGCAACGCCGAGGCCACGCAGACGATGCGTGAAAACCTGGAGTTGTTGGACCGCCAGCACGCCGGCAAGCTGATGACGATCCGGCTGGACTACGACGCCGACCGGGTCCAGCGCGACACCAAGAAGCGCCTGGAGGACATCAACGTCGTCCTGAGCGCCCGCCAGTCGATCCTCGAGGGCATGAACACCCTCTACGGCACGACCGACGGCTACCAGACGCGCGAGCTGGCGCGCCTGTCAGAAGCTGCGGCCATCACCAGGGCGCGCTACGAGCAGGCCAAACAGATGGAGGCGCTGTCGGACGCGCCCGTCGAGGTGCGCCTGCTGGCCACGGAGCAGCGCCGGTTCGACCTGGCGCAACAGATCTTCAAGATCCGCCAGGAAGAGAACCGCCTGCTGATCGACAACGCGCGCACGGTCGACGAGCTGGGCCAGTCGGTGGCCAACTCCATCGAGAATCAGGCCCGCAGCTTGCGCGGCCAGCGCACCAGCTTCACCGATGACATTTTCGGCGGCCTGGCCACCGGCTCGCAGTCAGGCTTCAACGAGCTGTTCTCGTACATCAAGAACCCTGGCGAATACCGCAACAGCAACAACGGTCAGGACTTCGGTGTCAGCCAGCTGTTCGGCGCCATGGGCGGCGGCATATTTGACTCGGTCGCGCAATCGCTGTCGCGCAACATGACCGAGTCGATGATGACCGGCCTGAGCCAGATCATGCAGCAGGCGGGCTTCATGTCTGAAGCCGACGTCGCGCGCGAGACGGCTGAGCGCGAAGTGGCCATGAACACGGCCAATATGGCCACGGCCCTGATGGTCACGGTGCCGGAGTTGCTGCGCGGCATCTACTCGCAGCTGGGCGGCACCGACACGCGCTCTCTGGGCTTTGGCGGCACCGCAACCGCTGCGGCAGGTGACGCGGATGCGTCCAAGGTCACCGATGACATCTCGCAGGCTGACGGCACGTTCACCAGCATGGTCAAGAACGCCCAAAGCGGCCTCCAGGCGCTGGGCATGACCAACAGCCAGGTCATGGGCATGATGTTCATGGGCTTCCAGTCCATGGCCACGGGCGGCAAAAAGGTGTTCGCCGAGTTCGTGAAATCGGCCATCGCGCAGCTGGTGGTGCTGTGGGCCTGGCAAAAGCTGGTGGGCATGGCGACGGCCACAGCTGGAGCAGGCGCCGGTGCGGTGGCCACCGCTTCGCCGGTAAACATGGGCAGCAGCATCACCATGGTGCCGCTGGCCAACGCTGACGGCACAGGGTATGTGGACGCCAAGGGCCGCGTGTTCGGCACGGGCGGGCGCCGCGACGACACGGTGCTGTCCTGGCTCTCCCACGGCGAGGGCGTTGTGAACGCGGACGCTGTGGCATACTACGGCTCAGATTTTGTCGACGCCATCAACAAGAAACGTGTTCCACGAAACGCTTTCGCTGACGGCGGGGTGGTCTCTCAACCCCGCAGCCAAGGTGGTGGCGGCTCGTCGGGTGGCGGGAACAATCTGCAGTTCAACTACCACTTCTCTGACGGTGCTGCGGCCAACAAGGGTAGCGCTGGCGGCGACGGGATGGGGTCCTTGAATTTCCAGAAGGAAATGGAAGGGGCGATCCTGGAAGTGCTGGCGAAATACAGCGGGCCTGGCCAGTCGTTCAACGTGCTGGTCAAAGAAATTGTGACGCGAGGCTGATGTGGCTTACCCAACGCTCCTAGAAACCCCGGACTACACCGCTGCGGCCGACGCCAAGCGGGAGGTGTCCAACGTCAAGTTTGGCGATGGCTACGTGCAGGACATCGTCATGGGGATCAACAGCGTCTCCGAGACCTTCACCCTAACGTTCAAGCGCCAGCCGGCTGAGGCCACAGCGTTGTACGAGTGGTTCAAGGCCAACGGCATGCGCTTTTACTGGACGCCGCCGCAGAGCGTCGAAAAACTGTGGACGCTGAAGGGAGATATCCGCCAGGATTTCGACAACGCCGGCTGGTATCGCGTCAGCGTCATCCTCGAACAACGTTTTGACCCGGACGTGCCGTAATGGTTACTGCGATTGAAGCCGACCTGCGTAAGCTAAACCCTGGCGCCAAGGTGGAGCTGTTCACGCTGGACACCACGCCCATCGGCGGCGGCACGGTTGACTACTTCCACAGCGGCACGACGCTGGGGCGCACGTCCGTACAGTTCCAGGGGAAGACCTACAACCCGTGGCCTATCGAGGCCGAGGGGTACGAGAAGAACGGGTCTGGGGGTCTGCCTAAGCCGCGCGTGCGCGTCGCCAACCGTGGCGGCGTGATGACGGCCACCACGCGGCAGATGGGCGACCTGGTGGGCGCGGCGCTGATACGCCGCCAGACCTACGTCAAGTATTTGGACGGGCAACCCACCGCGGACCCCACCAAGGAATTCCCGCCTGACATCTTTTACGTCGGCCGCAAGACAGTGGACAAGCGCGACTTCCTGGAATTCGAGCTGGTGTCCTCCTTCGAGCTGCGCAACGTCACGCTGCCAGGCCGCATCATGGTGCAGACCTGCAACTGGCTCTACCGGGGTCCCGAATGCGGGTACACCGGCCCCTACTACGATCGCAACGACCAACCCACCGGGTCGCTCAGCGAAGACACCTGCCCGAAGCTGTTGTCCAGCTGCAAGGTGCGGCAGGGGTCCGGCAACGAGCTGACCTTCGGTGGATTTCCTGGACTACGCCGCTATGTTTGAAATCGTCGACGCCATCGTCAAGATCGCCCAGGAAGAGGAAGCCGCGCGCGGCTACAAGGCGCAAGAACGCTGCGGCGTGATCGTGGCGGGTGACGACAAAAAGGGGTTCAAGCTCATCGAGCTGGCCAACACCTCGTCGGACCCGGAGAACTATTTCCGCATGGACCCGGTGGAGTACCACACGCTGGCCGAGGCGCAGCAGATCCTGGCCATCTGGCACACGCACCCCAACCAGGCCGCTGAGCCCACCCCAGCGGATCGGGTCATGATCGAAGAGCTGGGCGTGCCCTGGCACATCGTCAGCTGGCCCCAAGGGCACCACAGCTACTCGGAGCCGGTGGGCTACGAGGCTCCGTATCTGGACCGGCCGTTCGTGCATGGCATCCTGGACTGCTACGCGCTGATCCGGGACTGGTACAAGCGGGAGTGGGGCATCGAGCTGGCCGACTTCGAACGTGCTGAGGAATGGTGGAAAGACAAGGACGGTCCTGACCTCTACGTCAAGAATTTCGCCAGCCAGGGCTTCGTCGAGCTGCCGGAGGGCACCAAGGATTATCAAGAGGGCGACGTGCTGCTCATGCAGGTCATGGCGCCGCAAACGAACCATGGTGCCATTTACGTAGGAGACGGTAAAATCTTGCATCATGTCTTCGGACGCCGGTCAGAAATGACGGTCTACGGGGGCTTCTGGCTCAAGACCCTTACCCATCACCTGCGCCATGAATCTCGTCTACAGCAGCAATGAACGCAGCATCCGCTTTATCCTTGGGGGGTCCCTAGGCCGCGAGTTTGGCCGCATCTGGGACCTGGTCTGCTCGACGCCGGCAGAAGGGCTGCGCCTGATCGCGCTGAACTGCCCGGGCTTCAAGGAATTCATGACCGAGCAGGTCCGCAACGGCGTCGACTACCACGTCAAGCTGGACGACAACCCCACGCTGGACGCTGAGGAAATGCGGATGGGGGTGATGGAGAAGGTCCTGATCCTGCCGGTCCCCCAAGGCGCCAAGAACGGGGGTCTCTTCCAAGTGGTGCTGGGCGCCGTGCTGATCGTAGCCGCGTTCTACTTCCCGCCGGCCGGCGCCGCCGCTGGAGCTGGCGGTGCGGCCGCCGGGGGTGGTGCTGCTGCGGGCGGCGCCGCCTGGGGTTCAGCCATGATGGCGGTGGGCTTCAGCATGGTCGTGTCCGGCGTCACCTCGATGCTCTCGCCCATGCCGAAGCTGGGGGACGTCACGGGAGGCGGCGAGTCACTGCGGTCTTATTATTTCAACGGGGCGACCGCCTCAGAAGGCCAGGGTCAACCCATGGCTGTGGTGTTCGGTCGCATGCTCGTAGGTGGCCAAACGGTTAGCGCCTACGTGGAGGCGATGTGATCCAGCCGAAGCTCAAGCTGTTCCGAGATCAAGACGTCCCCGCAAAATACCGCCCCGCGCCTGCCGGTGCGGGCGGCGGTGGTAAAGGGGGAGGTGGCGGTGGCCGCACCCCGGTAGAAGACCCCGACACCCTTCAGTCGTCAGCGTTCGCCAGCGTCCTGGACGTGCTCAGCTGCGGCCCCATCAAGGGGCTGGTCAACGGCATGGAGTCGATCTTCCTGGACAACGTACCGCTGCGCTCGGGCGTCACGGATAACTTCTCCGGCGTCGTTGTGGAGTGGCGCAACGGCACGCAGTCGCAGCCATACATCCCCGGGTTTCCCAGCGCTGCGAACACCACGCAGATGGGGCTGGAGATCCGCTACACGCAGCCGGCGCTCGCGGCGGTCACCAACCCTGACGCTGACGCCTTCTCGGTGACGGTGGCTGTAGGGGCGCTCTCCAAGCAGAGCACCAAGACCGGCGACGTGTCGGGCAGCTCGGTGGAGCTGTTTGTGGAGTACCAACCCACCAACAGCGGCTGGCTTCCGGCCGGCAACATCACGATTACGGGCAAGACGCGCAGCCGGTATCAGGAGACGCACAGGTACGAGCTGACCGGCGAAGGCCCGTGGAACGTCCGGGTTACCCGCCTCACGCCGGACTCCAACACGCAGACCCTGGTCAACCCGACGTACCTGGACTACATCTCCACGCTGATCGACGAGAAGCTGCGGTTCCCGAACACCGCGATCGTCGGCATCAAGCTGGACGCCCGCCAGTTTTCGAACGTCCCCACTCGGTCTTACGAGATCGAGGGCATGATCATCCGGGTGCCGAACAACTACGACCCGGACACCCGCACGTATACCGGGCCGTGGAACGGCGGCTTCAAGTCCGAATACAGCAACAACCCGGCCTGGTGCCTCTACGAGATGTTGACCAACCCGATCTTCGGGCTGGGCAACTACATGGACGCCAACCAGTTCCCCAAGGACATCCTCTACACGATCGGCCAGTATTGCGACGAGCTGGTCCCTGACGGCTTTGGCGGCATGGAGCCGCGCTGCACGCTGAACTGTGTTCTCCAGGGCCAGGCGCAAGCCTACAAGCTCGTGCAGGACTTGTGCAGCGTGTTCCGTGGCATGACGTACTGGGGCGGCGGCCTGCTGGTCCCGGTCATCGACATGCCCAAGACCCCGATTCGCAGCTTCTCGCCGGCCAACGCGGTCAATGGCGATTTCGTGCGCACGGGCAGCGACCGCATGGCGCGCCACTCGGTCGCACTGATCACCTGGAATAACCCGGAGGATCTGTACCGCCAGGCCACCGAGTATGTCGAGGACAAGGAAGCGCTGCGCACGATGGGCTACCGGCCCACCGACGCGGTGGCGTTCGGCTGCACCAGCCGCGGCCAGGCCAACCGCCTGGGCAAGTGGATCTTGGCTTCCGAGCGTCTGGAAACGGACCAGTGGGCCTGGGGCGCTGGCCAAGAGGCTGCGACCCTGCTGCCTGGGGACATCGTGCGCGTCACCGACCCGGTTTACGCCGGGTCCAACGCCGAGAACCCCAACGGGGTGCGCATGGGCGGCCGCGTGCTCGCCTCGTCGCGCACGACCGTCACGCTGGACGCGCCCATCCCTGTGGAGCTGGGGGTCGCGTACACCCTCTACTACATGGACGCCACGGGCACCGACCGCTCGGCCGGCGTGATCAACGAAGGCGCTGGCCAGCGGTCAGAGTTCCGCTTCGTGGCGCAGCGGCCCGAAGGGCTGGAGCCGCAAGTCGGCGACGTGTGGGCCATGTCGGCGGTCAGCCGCCTGGAGCCGGCGCTGGTGCGCGTCCTGAGCGTCAAGGACAACGGCAAGGGGACCTATGACGTCATAGGCACCACGCACGCGGCGCAAAAGTTCGCTGAGATCGACTACAACACGCGCCTGGAGCCGCCGCCCACGGGCCTGGGCAACGGGCTGTTCCCCAACATCCCGACCAACTTCAGCGCGATCGACACCACGTTCCTGGCTGCGCCTGGCGTGCTGGGTCTGAAGCTGTTCGCTTCCTGGACCGGCAACACGACGGCGTATGTGGTGCGCTGGCGCGTGAACGGCGGCGCGTGGGTCGAGGACGTCCGCAATTCGCCATCCATCGACATCCCCAACGTCACCGAGGAAGACGTCTACGACTTCCGTATCTGGGGCTTGGGCGCCGACGGCGCGCGCTCGACGCAGCCGTTGGAGTCGACCTACACCATCATGGGCAAGTCGGCCCCGCCTGGGCCTTGCACGAACCTGACGGTGACGGGGCTGTACAAGGCGATGCTGGTGTCCTGGGTCCCGCCCGACGACCTGGA